GCTTTACCGACTCACAGAATGCTGCGCGTTTAGCTGCTATGGGCGGAGGAGGATTCACGGATTCTCAGAACGCTGCGCGCATCAATTTAACAGTCAATGGCGCAATCGATGCCGAAGGCACTGCTCGCACAATCGTAAACGTGCTCAATGATTCATTTTTCCGTGGCACTGGCGGAGCCGGCGCACTTCAGGCAATCTGATGACACAGTGGGCTCCAGTCTGGCGCGTAAAAATTGATGGCACTGACATTACAGATTCCGTTCTTGCCAATCTCAGCATTACATCAGGGCGCACAAATATCTATGCACAGGCTCAAGCAGGCTATTGCTCAATCACTCTCATTATCTTTAATCAAGCTGCATTACCTTACGAAATCAACGACACAATCTCGATTGAAGTGCAGGACACGGCGGCGGCTTATGTGCCAATCTTTGGCGGATCGGTGGTGGACATAGCCGTCAGCGTCTCGCAAGTCGGCTCTAGCGCATATACTCAAGAAGTCACCATCACGGCTCTAGGAGCTTTAGCAAGGCTTCAGAAGGCTCTTACAGATGGCGTCTTGACTCAAGACTTTGACGGCAATCAGATTGCTACGATATTGGGTCGAGTGCTCTTTAACTCGTGGCAACAGGTTCCGGCAGCTCTTACCGGGGCTAACTATGAGCCGACCGAGACATGGGCACAAGCTCAGAACACAGGCTATGGAGAGATTGACACACCAGGCAATTATGAGCTGGCTCAACGTGCTTCAAATCGCACAATCGTCTATGACTTAGTCGCTGCGCTCGCAACTAGCGGTCTAGGTTATCTATACGAGGACGCTTCTGGACTTATCTCCTACGGCGATTCTACGCATCGCACGACCTATCTTGCGACATACGGATACACGGATCTCACTGCCAATCAAGCTCTAGGCCGTGGCATTACTATCAAAACTAGAGCAGGAGATGTCAGAAATGACATCACCATCAACTACAACACAAATTCAACAAGTCAGGTCAGCGATACAGATCAGGCATCAATCGGAATCTATGGCGACCTTGCTCAAATCATCACGACAACCATAAAGCATCAAGCTGATGCCGAAGATCAAGCTGCGTTTTATCTGGCACTGCGAGCTTATCCGCAGCCAATCTTTGACTCCATTACCTACGCACTCACCAATCCAGAGCTAGATAATGCAGATCGTGACGCTCTTATCAATGTGTTTATGGGTCAGCCAATAGCTCTTAATGACCTTCCGTCAAATATGTCAGCCGGAGTTTTTCAGGGCTTTGTCGAAGGCTGGACTTTTCGCGCTTCCTACAATCAACTAGATGTCACCTTGCTTATGTCTCCATTGGCCTATTCGCTGCAAGCCATGCAGTGGGCTGATGTTCCGCCATCGGAAACGTGGGCAAGTGTGTCGCCAGTATTAGATTGGGCAAACGCTACAATCGTCTCATGATGAAAGGAACAATGAATGGCTAATCCAACAACCTACTTCGGCTGGGTCATGCCGAATTCTGCTGATCTTGTCACTGACTTGCCAGCCGACTTTAACGTCTTTGGTCAGGGCGTTGATACATCAATGTCTCAACTACTTGGCGGCACAACTGGTCAAGTCTTATCAAAGACTTCTGCGACCAATATGGCATTCACCTGGGTCACTCCTACGGATCAGACGCCACTGACAACAAAAGGCGATTTATTTACTTTCAGCACAGTCGATGCTCGTTTAGGCGTAGGCACAAACGGACAAGTCTTAACTTGCGACTCAACTCAAAGCACAGGACTTAAATATGCTACTCCATCAAGCGGTGGTATGACATTACTCAGCACAACTGCTCTTACAGGTACATCAACTACAGTATCAAGTATTGACCAGACTTACACGGATTTAGTCCTTTATATTTCTGGTTTTTCTTTTAGTGCTAATGCTGAATTAAACTTTACAACTGGTGGCACAAATTATTATTCCGTAAGACAACAGAACAATACCTTTACTTATGACTCAGCGGTTACTAAAATTAGAACAAGTGCTTCAACAATAAATTATCAAAGTGTTTATATGCAAATAAATAAGTATGCTGACGCAGTTGCACACACAGGAAATGTTGCATATTTTGATGCAAACTTTGGGGCAACAGGCAACACTTGGTTTACACACAATGGCAATTCAGCAGTCACTTCTATAACAGTAACCAGTCAGGCTGGAACTGCAACGATGAGCACTGGCAGCGTCCTAATCTACGGAGTGAAATAATGACTAGACCAATGATCCGCATTCACGATTTATCAACAGATAAAATTACCGATAGAGAAATGAACGATGTTGAGTTTGCACAATTTGAAGCAGAGCAAGCAGCACAAGCAACAGAGGCAGCCGCACAAGCAGAAGCAAAAGCAGCCAAAGTCTCTGCACAAGCTAAACTTGAATCGCTTGGTTTGACTGCTGATGACTTAAAGGCGTTAGGCCTGTAAGTGTTTCCGGACGGCACTGCTGCACGGATCATAGAAGTTGCACTAGCTGAAGTAGGCACGATTGAGACTGGCAGTAATCTGACCAAGTACGGCAAATTCACAAAAGCCGACGGATTGCCGTGGTGTGGTTCATTCTGCAACTGGGTTTTTGACCAGGCAAAAGTCAAGATTCCGTCAATGGTTTCAACGGCTGCCGGAGCTCATAAGATGAAAGAGCTAGGGCGATGGATTGATGATAAGCCGCAGCTTGGCGATTTATGCTTTATGGACTTTCCACACGATGGCATTGATCGCATCAGCCACATCGGTATTGTGGTCAAGGTAGGAGCGACCAGTGTGCTCTGCATCGAGGGCAACACTTCCGGAGACGGCGACCAGCGCAACGGCGGAATGGTCATGCTTAAGCAACGCTATATTGGCAAGGAGATTGTTGGTTTCGCTCGCGCTCGCTTGACAACCTATGCAGGAGAATATCTAGTGGTTGAGCCAATCCAAAAGGTAAAGCCAAAGGAGAAGAAGAAATGAAAGATATCAAGGCGTTAGGTGCATCATGGGCGAGAAGCTCTGTGGCTGGAATGTTAGCCGTCTATCTTACGGGCAACACAAATCCAAAAGATTTAGCGATGGGGCTTGTCGCTGGTGTTATTCCAGCTCTGGCTCGTTGGGCTAATCCAAAAGACGTGGCATTCGGTAACAAGAAGTGAGTGTAGGCGAATGGACGGCGGTGAGTGGGCTTGTTCTTGCGGTGGTCACTGCCATCTATTCGTCAATGAGATTCATGGTGAAGTCAATCATGCGGGAGCTGCAACCGAATGGCGGCAACAGTCTCAAGGATCAAGTCTCTCGAATTGAGGCGCGTTTAGATCAATTACTGCTGGAGATTGCACTTAAGAAATAGACACGCCGAAGTCAATCTTGAAATTGTCAGCCATCAATGTCACTCTGTATCTGGGAGCATTCGACAAGGCTCTCACGGGAGCAAAAAATGACATCAGGTGAAATCGGTTTATTCTTATTTATGTGTCTAGCCTGTATTTTATGGTCGATTGTGAGCTACACAATGGGCTACAAAGAAGGCCACAAAGAAGGCTATCAACGCGGTCGAGCCGTAGGCCGTCACGCATCATCTCAGGCGGTGGCAAAATGAGTTTTTTAGAAAACTACGAAGATGTAGCTACACGGATTCAGCGATTCTGGGCTACCTATCCAACAGGCAAAATCCACACGTCAATCATGGACATCAACTTGGAAAAAGGCTATGTCCTAGTCGAGTGCCGTATCTATCGCAACTACGAAGATCAAGAGCCAGCAGGTATCGACTACGCCTTTGGCAACGTAAACACCTACAACGTTCAGATGAAAAAATGGTTCGTTGAGGACACATGCACTTCCGCAATTGGCAGGTGCGCAGGGCTTGTCTTAGGCACTGACAAGCGACCAACAGTTCAAAATATGCAGCAGGTAGAGCGCATTGATCCAAAGATTGTTCAAGATTCTGCCGTTGCCTATGACTACTGGAGCACAAAACATGGAGAGATTCCATCGTTTAAGACACGCGAAGAGGCAGAAGAGGCTGGCATTCCGACGCTCGGAATAGCTATGGAGACTATCAAGGAGAATCTAGGCGGAGTTCAGGTAGCTGCTGCGCCATTGTGTTCTCATGGCCACATGATTTGGCGAGAAGGCACATCAGCTAAGACGAATAAAGGCTGGGGCGGTTATATGTGCTCAGAGAAGGTCAAGGCGAGGCAGTGTGCGCCAGCCTGGTACATGCTCGGATCTGATGGACAGTGGAGGCCACAGGTATGAGTGCACTATCAGAGATTATTAACATTGACACGATGATTGGCCGGACTCTTCTTGATGGCAAGGTTGTCGCAGAATACAAAGTCGAAAACTGCGACAACTGCCAGAAGATTCGCACATTAGATCAAGGCGGTTATCAACGCAACGTCGGAGGAGAGCCGATTCTCTGGTTCTGTATTGAATGCAGAAAATGACTATTAGTGCGGCTGATGAATGGGCAATTCACAAACGAGCCGTTGATGTGGTGTTCTCATACAGTGGTCAGCTTGGAACAACAATTCGCTACAACTCTAAGCTAAACAATCATGAGCAAGTTTCAGAGTATGCTGAAAGTCTAGGAGCTGAAATGATTGTGGCCAGATACTTTGGCCTTGACTATGACATCAACGTTTCAAACGGCAAGCGAGGAGCTGATGTAGGTCAAGGGCTAGAAGTACGTTGGACGTCTTATGTAGGTGGCAATCTCATCGTCTATCCAAATGATCGTGATACTGACATCGCGATTCTAGTCGTTGGCAAGTCTCCGGTCTATCATATTGCTGGCTGGTTGCCGGTTGCGTTCGCCAGGCGCAAGCGGTTTAAGAATCCACGTCAGGATTCATGGTGGGTCGATCAGGCCAATCTGAATTCGATTGACACATTGATTAGGAGCGAATATGCCACTGCTGCAATTTGATTGCTCAATCTGTAAGAAGCTCTATGGCGATGCACGTCAGCAACATCTCATCACTAAGGGGCGAGAGCTGACAGTGCACGAATGGTTCGCTCAATGCGCTGGTTGCGGAGCATTCTCGGTCAAGCTAGTCGATGATTCGCTGGTGATTAAAGAATGAGAATTGGCTCATTATGCACAGGATACGGCGGCCTAGATATGGCGGTGGAAGCATTCTTCGATGCCGAAACAATTTGGACATGTGAGTTCGACAAGTACGCAAGTCAAGTCATAAAAGAACGCATTGATAAGCCCAATCATGGCGATTTGAAAAAAACTGATTGGACAAAAGTCGAGCCAATCGACATTCTCACAGCCGGCTATCCATGCCAGCCATTCAGCCATGCAGGATCTAGAAAAGGAGCAAACGATGAGCGTCATCTTTGGCCATACATTAAAGAGATTATTGGGATATTACGACCACAATTCATCGTCTTGGAGAACGTGCGCGGACACTTTGGACTTGGATTTAGAGAAGTCCTTAGCGATCTTGCCACTCTCAGGTATGACGCAAGATGGACACTTATACGAGCTTCAGATGTCGGAGCACCACACCGAAGAGAGCGATTATTTATCCTTGCCTACACCACTAGCTCACGATGCTCACGAACCCAGCCCAGCGACTTACAAGCGCAACAGCCCAGGAATTCACGGAGTGATATTGATGAATATACCGACGCCAACGGCCAGCGATGGCCATTGGTCGGAGTCGGAGTCGGAGAGATCAGGCATCAAGGGCAATCACAATCTATCGCTAGTAAGCTGGTCGAGGAGATTGTTACCGACGCCAACGGCGATGCATGTACGGAATCACGACGAACCTGTGGAGAATTACGAACAGAGAGTTCTAGACTATTACCAGGGCAAGACAAAAGGTCTGCCCGGGGCTTCTCTAGGAGTAGCCTTGAGAAAATCTACACCGCAGCAGTACCGTCTCCAGTGGATCAAGGTCGATTGAACGTAAAGTTCGTGGAATATATGATGGGATTGCCAAATGGCTGGGTCACTGATTTAGATATGCGTCGCTCTCAGATGCTCAAGATATTAGGTAATGGAGTAGTACCTCAACAAGCCTACAAAGCTCTAGAGTTACTCAATAGTTATCCACAGAAGTTATCCACAGGGCATTGTGGATAACGTGACACACCGACTTCAATCCTTGACAGAATGTCAGGATCCATCGCTATACTTGAAAGATAATATCTTGAAAATAAAGATAAATAAAAAGAAAATAAATATAAAAATAAAGAATAAAAACTTATTGGCTATTCCTATGTCAATCGTAATCTTGACAGTAACTACATCAACAGAAGCTAAAGCAGCTACACAAACTGACTTACTCAAGCTCTACGCACATTCTCGCATTGTATCAATGGAGCAGTTTAATTGCTTTAATGCGTTGATTACTAAGGAAAGCAACTGGAGAATCGATGCACGTAATGGATCTCATTACGGCTTAGGCCAAATGCGTAATGCTAAGTACGGACGACTCGATGGCTTCTCGATGGTGGACTGGAGTATTCGCTATTGCAAGACACGATACGGATCTATGTGCAACGCATGGAGATTCTTCAAAGCTAATGGCTATCACTAATGGCAGCTAAGTCAGCAAGGGCTAATGGAGGCACTAGAGCATGGTCTAAAATACGTGAACGGATACTTATTCGTGATGCTAGGTTATGTCAGTATTGCGGGAATGATGCAACAACTGTGGATCACGTGATACCGATAAGCAAGGGCGGAACCGATGAGCCTGATAACCTCTTAGCAGCGTGTACGCGATGCAATTACTCGAAAGGCAATCGAACAGGCGTGTTTTTTGGTGTAGCAAGGACACCTCTGAC